GTCCTACTTTCGAGGATGAGAAACCTGTGAACGTGTTTGATTTCTGGGAAGGTGCAAACTTCAAGTTGCGTATGCGTAAGAAAGATGGTTACGCTAACTATGATGAGTCTGCATTTATGGAGCCATCGCCAATCGGCTCTGATGAAGAGATCGTTAAGATCGCCAGCCAACAATATAAATTGGCTGAATTCTTGGATCGCAAGAACTTCAAATCATATGATGAGTTGAAGAAGAAGTTGAATGATGTTCTTTCTGGTGATACATTCGCTAGCAAGTCTGCTGCTCAGATGTCTGAAGAAGAAGATCGTCCTGTTGCTTCTGCACCAAAGATGGCTTCTAAGCCAGCACCTGTTGCGAAGTCAATGGATGACGATGAAGATGTAATGTCTTACTTCCAGAAGATTGCTGCTGAAGAATAAAACTTACTCCTAATAAAGTTTTAAGGGGATCGAAAGATCCCCTTTTTTGTTTTATGCGAATTTAGATCGCATCCAGTTACTTGCTGATGACTCAGGATTTCTTACTGGTGCTCTTGTTATTTGAGTTACATTAGAGTTGTTTGTAACTGGAGCATTAACTGCCACTGTTCCACCACCACCTGAAGCGTTTTGTGCTTTAACTGCAGCAGACTGATCGGCATTCATCTTAGAAGCATTAGCTACCTTTGTACCATCCACTTGCATAGCACCACCTGCTGCTACGAATGCTGTTGCCTTTAGCCATGGGAAGTCATTTACAGCTGCCATTCCATCTTTTGGAATCTTACCAAATTGAACCATAGCACCACTAAGTTTTTCTAAACCTTGTGCTGCTTTCATCACACCTTCACCATTTTGACCAATTTTAATCAATTGCTCAACAGGGCTATCAGTACCAATGGTCAAGAATCTTCCAATTAGATTACCAATACCAGCAACTGCCTGACCAGCACCAAATGCAGCCATAGCAACACCAAGTGCGGCAACACCTGCCGCAACTTGTAGTAAATTACTGCCATCCATCTTTCCGATTCTCTCTAAACCATCTGTCATATCAGAGAATCCCTTACCGACTGCCTGCATAGCCTCACCGATAAGCCATAGCGCACCACCCATTAAACCTAGTGATACTGCGCCAGCAGCAATCAATGGTGCAGCTGTTCCTGCCACAGCACCTATAACACCAAGACCAACAACTGCAGCCATTCCTTTACCGATAGTTTCCCAGTCTAGTCCTTGGAATTTTTGCATTGCGTCGCCAGTTATCCAAAGCGCACCAGAAAGAACGACTAAAGCAGCACTTCCAAGTAGCATAGATGCAGAAGATTTACCAAGCAACATAGCAATACCAGCAAGACCTAATAGAGCAACACCACCTTTAGCCAGACTTTCCCATTCAACGTCTGCGAATTCTTGAAGTGCTTTACCAGTGACGAAAAGAGCACCAGCAAGAACTACCATAGATGCAGCACCTTTAAGTACTTTTGAGTCGCCGAAAGCACCAATACCCTTAGCGATTCCAGTCAGTAAACCTTGTATACCTGAGCCAATACCCTTACCAAGTCCACCGATACCACCACCAAGTGCTTTAAGACCAGCACCAATTCCAGCCATTATACCACCACCAAAGCCACCACCATCACCAGAAGCAGCCTTCGCTTTAATTGGTGCAGAATCACCTCTAGTGTTCTCTTCAATCTTTTCTAGCAAATCAGTTTGAGAACTCATCATTCGATTGTTTTCGAGTTCTGTTTCCTCAGACTTACCTTTGTCTGCTGCAGCTGCAGTAGCAGTTGGTGGTTTTAGACCAGCTGTATTCACAGCAAGATTAGATGCAATTCCTCTGCTTACTGGTGTTGGACTTTTAACATCAGTTGCATAGTCATACTTGGCGTATTCATCAGCACTGGCTTGTCTTTTATCTAAAAGAGCACGACCTGCCTGAGACTTACGCATTTCGTCTTCACTGTGACCAGTGACTGCTTTGAACTTTTCTATTTCAGCTTCGTTTTTCTTTATTTCTTTTGCTGCATTGTGAGCACCTTCATAATCTTTTTTCAGCTGTTCACGTGTTGCTGGATTACCAAGTGCTCTTTGTTTTTCAATAAACTTTTCTCTTTCCATGCTCTTATTAAATACACCACCGATGTTAAGAGCACCCATCACCTTCTGTTTAACATTGCTAACAGATAGTGATTGTTTTAAATCTTCTTTTTTGTCTTTAATCTTTTCACCAAGAGTTTTGAATGTGGTCATACCCTTAGCAATTTCAGTTATCGCTTTGGCTTCTTTGTCCCATTCCTTTTGGAAGTCCTCATCAGACTTCTGCATTCTTTTAGTAGTTTTTAATTGCTCAGCTAGAGTGTCTCTAATCTTAGATAAGATCACTGTATCATTAACCATACCACCACCCATTTTAGCAGCAGTGGCTGATTGAACCTTGTTAGACAATTCCATTAACTGTTTGATAGATGTCAACTCACCAAGTGAAGCAGATTGTACTGCTAAAATTTGTGAGAATCCCTCTGTATTAGCACTTGTCTGTTGTCTAATACTAGAATTTACCGAACTGTTACTGGTTCTCTTTGCCATCTTAGTTTACTCTCTTTTGTGAATCGATTCTACGTTTTTCTTCTTCTAGATACTGAATCAACATATGCACGTATATTTCTCGTTCGAACGGTATCATGTCCTCAATTTCCGTAAGCGAGTATTTGTGATACTGCATTAAAGCGAAATTCATCTTATAATAGTTGTGCAATGTCTCATGACAAAGGTTTATTAAAAAAAACTTTGGAGTCCCTCCAATGTTTTCTTGTGTTCTTTACTACAAATAGGACACTTATACTCAATGTCCTTCTTAATCTTAGGCATAGTGGTGAAAAATCTCTGCACCTTTAGAAACTGCTCAGAAGTCAAATTCTCAACAAAAGAGATCAATTCCTGCTCAGTTTGTTCGTGTCCGTGGAAAACTTCATCACCTTGGTAGATATAATCAATCGAATTTGCAATAATCTTAAAAACATTTTCGATGTTATCAGTATCTGAGGTTTCTAGTCGTTTGGACATTTCGACAGTTGGATACTTCATTACAACTCCAACATCTCCGAACAACTCAATCTTTTTATTATGTTCTGGATCTTTTTCTACAAGCAGTTTTGTTAGATCGATACTAATTTTAACTCTTGCTTTATCATTTTCTTCACCATGGTCTATATCGCATGGTACTAAAATCTCGATAATTTCACCAACAGACTTAGCACGAATCTGAGTGAACATATACTCAAGATCAAATGTGGCTAACTTATTGATATCAATTTTATCAATAACACAGGAACCGATAACACCCTTAAGACTGTCGACCATAACAGAGACATCTTCGCTCTGTTGTGCAATCAATAATGCCTTTTCTTCTTTAATTAGAAATGGACGATACTTAATTGTTTCATTTGTTGAAGGAACCACCATATTATATGTTGGCGTACTCATCATTGGTAAAGACATGTTATTCTCCTTTAGACATATTCTTAATTAGCTTATTCAAGTCACTAGTGCTACCTACAAAGATAGCATTGTTTGTCACTTTTTTACTTTCTGCTTTGGTAGGTGCATCAAGTTTGGCTTTTTGCTGATGGATGTCCATCAGCTGTTGATTTATATCAGCCAGTTGTTTCATAAGATTACCCACGACCTCGAAGGCACGTGGGTGTTCTGATGATTTCGCCACTTCTAACGCATGCTGCAATGCAGCCTGACCAGTTGTCAACAATTCACGCAGATTCTCTCTAGTTGTATCATAGTCAGTCTCGATCTTTTCAGATGGAGCACTGACTATTTCACCTGTTTCTGCGTTGATCACTTCATTCTTTGGCATTGCAGGAATGTCAAAGACTTCTGATAAAGAATCATCAATTTTCATATTTATTAGTCGTTTCTAGTATTTCTAGTTGGTGGGTCTCCAGGGATCGCTGCTGGAGGTGTGCTTCCAAAGCTGCTTGTGCTAGCCAATGGTGTTGGTGTGATGGCGCTTGGTGCTGGCGCAGGTACGCTAGGTGCTGGAGGCACGCTAGATGGTAAGGATGGCGTTGTTGCATTGCTTGCTGCTCCTGCTACTTTCTCTTGAGTACGACCCCATGCTGCGATACCAAGTACTGCACCCATCGCTAAGTGGAATAGACCTGCACCTTGTAGTGTTAGTGGATTCCATTGTGTAACTGGTTGATGCATAACTGCTTGGAGAATAGACCATGCGACTGGGAATATTACCATATCACAGAAACAGACTACCATGTACATCCAGCCCATAGCTGGACGCCACTTCTTCTGCATCCAATCTTCGTCTTTTTTCTTCTCAACTACTACTTCTTCTGCCATCTTTTTCTCCTTTAACGTCTTAACAAGTTCGGTATTTTTGTAACTGCTTTTGCTCCGATTGCACCTACTGCGAAATTCTTTAATCTGTCCACTAATGTATTTTGTTGTTTTGGACTAATTGAGTTTATATTTGTTGTGAAGTCTGGACTATATCTGCTAGGTGTATCTGGAACTACCCCATAAGATTGAGAAATGTGTTCTTCAGATAACTGGAATCCTTCTTGCACTCTTTCTGTAATATAATACTTGTAGACAAAACTAACATTCATCTTCATTATGTCTTTTGATGATGTATCTAATTGGATACCTCCAACACTTTTTGGATACGCCTCAAACATAGTGACTTTATATCTGGTGCCATCTTCTAGGTCTTCAACGAAAACAGTTATGTCTGTAACATAATTATTATAATAGTTAAACAGACGAGTTTCTGGATCTTGAATATTCACCATCCATTGATCGAATAAATCTTTTACTGCCATAGCTCTATCTACGTAAAACGACATAGATATTGGCTCATATAGTCTTTCATATGGTGTTTCTCTAAATTCACCAAATGATCTATTCTGCGTTGTCGAATAATTGGTACCTGGAATCTGCACCTGATCGCATAGTAACCCCACTAATCCTACTACGGATGGGTCCAAAAAAGGTGGTTGGAACATAATGTGGAATCTATTGGTTCTAGATAGTCCACCTCTTTTTACTTGAGCAACAAATTCGTTAATATCAGCCATTATAGTTTTCTTATTTTCTTTCTGGAGTCAGCCCAGACTTGTTGTTTAGATGCGCCAACGAATCGCTCAACAGGCAATAACATAGCAGTCGCCCAGTCCTGAGAACTAATCTTTCTAAATTGGCTCTTTACATGACCATTCAAATATTGTTTAACGCATGGCTGGGCTGCTTTATATTTGGAAACTCCATCTATAAGTGCCCACGAATATTTCAATTTCGTAGTTTCATCCCATCTATTGTTATTCTTAAAAGTTAATAACGCATCCAATAAATAGATTCTTAGGTCGTATGGGAGATAGTGCATATTCAGACCATAGAATCCGTCAGAAGTCTTTCTGAAAGGGAAAACTAAAGGAAATCTGTCATAGTATGGTAGATCCTCTTTTGTTTTAGGATCATAAAAATACATATACAAACTTCCAGGTTGTATAGTAGTTGTATTCTGTGAGGTGTTACCCTTTAACACCTGATTTGGGGTGATGTTTTGCTGGGCGAGTGAACTCACCTGTTTATTGAACCAACTAGTCGATCTTTTAACTGCTGTTTCAAGATCATACTGGTTGCGTTCGAAGACGTCTTGCATTGGTTTTTTAGCCATAATGTTATTTAGGTTACTTCAACCCAAGTTCGTTTTCTGTTATAATCTTAAACTCCCATCCTCTATCTTTTGCGAATGATCTAGCAGCAGCCCACTTCGCTTGATTTTTAATATACATAAAGGACTCTTGGAGATAACGCTGAGTCTGTTTTCCTGGAAATACTGGTGGAAGTGTCTGTTTTTCTGGTTTCACTTCAATCAGGTATGTTTTAAGAGTATTGTCTTTCGTTTTAACTTGTATTTTAAAGTCAACGAAGTAACGATGTATTAGATTATCAGTTGGACAACGATACGGAACGACAGTTTCTTCTGAACTCCACTTAATGACACTAGGATTTCTGTCACACCACATAGCGAATCTTGTTTCCCAGCTAGATCTCATTATGATGTTTGTAGGATCCCCTGCATATTTTTCAGCAAAAACAGGTTTGAACGATCTTTTATGGAACATAAATAACTACTAGAAATAAATAACACCCTCCTTATTTAGAGAAACCACATATGGCACTAGAATACGACGACGATGGTTTTCCAGTCAATCAACCAGTAGAGACAGCGACTAATGAGCCACTCGTTTCTGGTCAGACTCAGGCTTCTGCACCATCTAAACGAGAAACATATCCTGGAAAAGAACCTACTAAATTTGAACAATTTGGTAAGGACAGTGGTAAGTATGACATTAAAAACTATCAGTATCCATATGATTTAACCACCGATCTCAGATATGGTGGTAACTATGTTATTTTCTACATTAACGTGGCAGAAGACTCTAAACTAATATCAAAATATAAAGCAGAGACTGTAGCAGATTACCCAGCAAGAGATGTTGGAGACAATCGCTCGATGAACTGGAATCAGAAGAGTCTAATTGGAGCCAATGCAGGTGTTAATACTATTACAGGTATTGCTGGTGGAACTATCGGTTTTGGTCCAGCTAGTTCTACAGGTGGAGCAGTAGCGAATGCCGCAAAGGGTGCATCAGTAGCAAATATTGGAACTGTTGGTGTTGGTGTGGCAACAACAATGACAACAGAAACTTTGAGATCGCAGAAAAGATTAAAAACTGCTATCGCATTACATACACCAAACAAACTGGGTATTAAATATGGTGTTACTTATGATACTGAAGACACCGCAGCTTTAGGTATGGTGAAAGCATTGGGTGGAGAGACTGCCGATGCTATTTTGAATGCTCTTGGTAAGCAATCTAAAGACACCAATGTAACAGGTGTCGCTCAAGCAGTTATCACTAACCTCGCACTATCCAAAGGACCAAATGCTGCGGCAAATTCACAGATACTCGGTATGGCTGCAAACCCAAAGAAAGAACAAGTATTTAAGGGTGTTGAATTCAGATCGTTCTCTTTCGAGTATCAATTCTTCCCAAGAGATATAGATGAAGCAGATAATGTTTTGCGTATCATCGAAGAATTCAAATTCCATATGCATCCAGAATTCAAAGATGATAACAACTTCGTCTATCTGTATCCTTCTGAGTTTGATATTTTCTATTATCAGGGTGGCGAAGAAAACTTGAATCTACATCGTCACACATCATGCGTTCTAACAGATTTAGATATTGACTACACTCCAAATGGTCAATTCAATACATTTGCCAACGGCATGCCAACACAAATTAATGTTACATTAGCATTCAGAGAGTTGGGCTTGTTGACAAAAGATAAAATTAAGGCAGGTCTATAATGTACTTCGAAAATTTTCAAAAAATATTATATGACTTTGATATAGAAGCAAAGACAGGAACTGGCTCACAAGCATACGCTGTTTGTGATTTAGCAGGTGGTGGTATTAACTCAGTAACTGTTATTAACCCAGGACTTGGATATCTTTCTGCAACTTGTATATTTTCTCCACCAGATAATTTGGAAGAAGGTGTTACTGCC